ACCCTCGAGATGATTTAAAATTGACCCCCGCCCCCTTCTCGTGCCAAGGAGAGCCGCCACAAGGTGTTCTTTTATGTCGCACGCCAATTTTGAGGGTTTTAACAAGGGTCTATTTTTAATTTAGGAGGTGAGAAGATGGCGAATAAGTCACCAGCCAAACGGAAACCGTTTTACGAGCAAAATGACCGCTTTCTACCCATTGACCCCCCGAACTATTTAGGAACGGTGGCGAGGTCAGTTTGGACTAAAATCATTCCGTTTTTAAAAGCAACAGAAAAGGTCGAGCGTATTGACACTTTCCTAGTGGAAACTTACTGCACGACCTATGAGATTTATAAAAAAGCCTATGAGGACGTGAAAGAAAACGGTATCCAAACTGAGATTATTAAGCTCATCCAGTCGCCTGGCAGTGGTGAAATTTTAGGCGAGCAATCGATGGGATTTAAGAAAAACCCAGCCGTTGCGACGATGAAAGACGCTGCCGAAACCCTTAATAAAATAGGCATCCAGCTAGGTCTAACGCCTAAAGGAAGGGCAGAATTGGCTGAAATCGCCGGAAGTCAAGCTGATAATACATCTATGAAAGATAAAATGGCAGCATTCTTCAAATAAAGGAGGTGAAACATGCAAGAGATTGATTTAACCAAGTCGAAAGATGTAATCGGTGCTTATAACAGCATCGATTTTTCTTATGAGCGAAAAACCTATACCGACTATGGCACACAATACTGTTTCAATGTGCTAGATGGCAAGATTGTTTCTGGTTACAATATCCAATTAGCATGTTTTAGACACCTCCGAGATTTGCAACGACAAGGGGATAGCGATTTTCCTTATGTCTACTCGATTGAAGCATTTAACCGTTTCTTGAAATTCTTGTCTTTAGTGCCAAACGTTGATGATCTTAGCCAAAAGCTAGAGCCGATGGATTGGCAGTATTTTATTTTTGCCCAGCTCTTTGCATGGTTTGATTTGGATGATGTGCCAAGGTTTTCAAATATCATCATTTCTATTGCCCGTTCACAAGGTAAAACGATGATAGCTGGTATCTGTCTCAATTTCTCTTATCTGATTGAAATTATCGGGCAAAGTAACCAAGATTTTCTTGTTAGCTCACTAAACTTTGACCAAACAATGAAGCTGTTTACTTATGTCAAATCAATGATGGCTAGAATCATTGAGAACGAGCCCTTTAAGTCATTAGCAGAGGAAACACAGCTTCAGTTATATTCACGAGAAATTAAGTCGCTTGTGGACGCTAACACTATTCATACCATTTCTTTTGAATCTGGTAAATTTGACGGTAAGCACTTTAAGACCGCCATTTCTGATGAGGTCGGTGAACTTAGAACGGATGAAGGGATTTCTAAAATCACATCCGGACAAGTTAACACCGAGGGTTCACGTTTTATTGAAATTTCAACTTCTTACCAAACGCCCGATGTGCCGTTTCATCAAGAGCAAAAGAAACTGATTGAAATCATGGAACGTGATTTCGACAGGTTTGGTGATGATCAGCTATGTCTAATCTGGTCGCAAGATAATTTGGAAGAAGTCTTCAAACCAGAAACATGGTCAAAGAGCAACCCACTACTTAACCACCCTAAACTAAAGGATGGCTTGATGAAGGGGCTACTTTCCGAACGAGATAAGAAGCTACTCATGGGAAAACTTGCTGATTTCCAAGTTAAGAACATGAATTGTTGGTTACTTGCTGATAGCAATAGTTTTCTTGATTTGACTGATATTGAAAATGCAGTCGTTGATGAATTTGATATCAAGGGGAAACGTGTTTATGTCGGATTGGATGCGTCTATGTTCAGCGATAACACGGCTATTGGTTTCGTCTATCCGTATATTGCTGAAGATGGTAGTCAGAAATGGCATATCGAACAGCACAGTTTTATCCCCTGGCAACAAGCGGGCTCGTTAGAAGCTAAGATGGAACAAGACGGTATTAACTATCGAGACTTAGAAACTAAGGGTTTTTGTACGATTACAAGCCACCCACAAGGGCTAATCAATCCAGAGGAAGTGTACCGATGGTTTTGTGAGTATGTGGAAGACAATCAGCTTGACGTGGTCTTCTTTGGCTACGATGCCATGATGGTATCTAAGATTATCAAAGCCTTGGAATCTAACACGAGCTTCCCACTTATGCCGATTAGACAACGGACAAGTGAATTGAAAGACCCGACAAAATTCCTTCAAACCCTCTTTATCGAGGGCAATATTACCCGTTTGGATGATGAAATCATGCGAAAAGCCTTGATAAATGCAGTAATCAAGGAAGATAACATCGGTATTCAAGTCGATAAAATGAAATCGACCTATAAAATCGACGTAGTGGACGCTCTTATTGATGCGTTCTATGACGGGATGTATGCCTTTGAAGATTACGCTATTACTAACAATCCAACGTGGAAGGTAGAACACATGAGTCAGGAAGCCGTTTTAAACTGGCTAAAAAACCCAGATAGTGGACTACTAGAGGAGTATTAATACATGATTTTGAAGTTTTTTAAGGCGATTTGGGCCATTTTTGACATTTTGATGTTCATTTTAGCTGCAATTTCGCTTAATTTGACCACTTACAACCTCGGTTATGTGTGGTTTGGTATCAGTATGACCGTCACATTTGTATTGGCGGGTTTAATTAGTGAGCTAGCCGCTAAGAAAGGCTAGAAAGGAGGTGATAATAATTGCCGATATTTAACTTAGCAACCGAAAGCCCACCAAGTAATCAAGGGGGCTTTTTTGATATCACTGATCCAGAGTTTTTAGCTACTTTAAACGGTAGTGAGTGGGTTTCAGCCGAAACCGCTCTAAAAAACTCGGACTTATTCTCTATTATCAGTCAGCTATCCAACGACCTTGCGACTGCTAAGCTAACAACCAGCCGAAAACAAATGCAAGGCATTGTGGATAACCCGTCAAACAACGCTAATCGCTTTAACTTTTACCAGTCTATCTTTGCTCAAATGCTTTTGGGCGGGGAAGCCTTTGCGTATAGATGGCGTAATGATAACGGGCGTGATATGAAGTGGGAGTATTTAAGACCGTCTCAAGTCACTTTCAACCGATTGGATAATCAGAATGGTCTCTATTACAACATCACATTCGATGACCCACGTATACCGCCAAAACAACACGTTCCACAAAGCGACATCTTACACTTCAGATTGCTATCCGTGGACGGTGGTTTGACAAGCGTAAGTCCGTTGATGGCTCTTGGTAGAGAACTAGATATTCAAAAGGCTAGTGATAAGCTAACGCTTAATTCTCTTAAAAATGCCCTAAATGCCAATGGTATTTTGAAGATTAAGGGCGGTGGTTTGCTCGATTTCAAAACCAAGGTTTCACGTTCACGACAAGCGATGAAGCAAATGCAAGGCGGTCCGTTGGTACTGGATGATTTAGAGGACTTCACACCTCTTGAAATCAAGTCCAACGTGGCCCAACTACTTAAGCAAGCAGACTGGACGACCGGACAATTTGCAAAGGTCTACGGTATCCCAGAGAACGTTGTCGGTGGACAAGGTGACCAACAATCATCACTAGAAATGAGTTCTAATGTGTATTCTAAAGCAGTCGTACGCTATTTAAGACCATTTCTCAGTGAACTGTCTCAAAAACTTTCATGCGATGTGGATGCGGATATTTTCCCAGCGGTTGACCCGACTGGTGCTAACTATATCAGCCGTATCAATAGCATGGTTAAAAGTGGCACACTCGCACAGAATCAAGGCTTGTATATTTTGCAGCAAGCTGAAATCCTACCTAAAGAGTTGCCAAAAGGTGAAAATCCTAACCGAACCGTACTGAAAGGAGGTGAGACAAATGGGCAAGATTGACATTAAAGGCGATATTGTAAGTGATGATGCTGGTGCTTTCTACGAATACTTTGGTATGTCTAGTACCTATCCTAAGCTGGTACAGGATGCCATTGCTAATGATGAAGACGAAGAAATCACACTTAATATAGCGTCTAATGGTGGTGATGTGTTTGCAGCCAGTGAAATCTATACAATGCTAAAGGCAAGCGGCAAGCGTATTGTGGTTAACGTGCAAGGGCTTGCGGCTAGTGCTGCGAGTGTCATTTCTATGGCTGGTGATACCGTGCGTATCAGTCCAACGGCACATATTATGATACATAAGGCATCCACTGGCATAATTGGAAACAGTGATGACCTAGAGCATCAATCAGCGGTCTTAAATAGCATTGACGAATCTATTGCATTAGCTTACGAAATGAAGACTGGTCTTAAACAACCGGAATTACTTGATCTCATGGCAAAAGAAACATGGCTTAATGCGAAAACTGCCGTTGATAAAGGCTTTGCGGATGAAATCATGTTCTTCGATAACGATGAAGAAGAAATCATGGTTACTAATGCCGTACATCAACTACCAAGCAAATCAGCAATCACTAAATTTAAGAATATGATTGCTACACCAAAGACCAATTCATTGCGTGAGCAGAAATTGGCTATTTTACTTGAAAAATGAAAGGAAGATGATTGATGAAAACATCAAACGAATTGCATGACCTTTGGGTTGCACAAGGCGACAAGGTCGAAAATCTTAATGAAAAACTTAACGTAGCTATGCTTGATGATTCAGTTACCGCTGAAGAATTGCAAGCAATCAAAAACGAGCGTGACACCGCTAAAATGAAGCGTGACATGTTCAAAGAACAATACACAGAAGCGCGTGCTAGTGAAGTAGCGAATATGTCAGAGGAAGAAAAACAACCTTTGACTGAAAACGAAGAAGAAGTTAAAGCTTCTTTCGTTAAAGACTTTAAAAACCTTGTCCGTGGTCGTTACCAAAACTTGCTTGATTCTAAAACAGACGGAACTGGTGCTGACGCTGGCTTGACTATCCCTCAAGATATCCGTACAGCTATCAATACATTGGTTCGTCAATACGATTCATTGCAAGAATACGTTAACGTTGAAAACGTAACTACTCTTACTGGTTCTCGTGTTTACGAAAAATGGGCTGAAATTACTGGTCTTTCTAAACTTGATGACGAAGCCGGGCAAATCGGTGCTAATGACGATCCAAAACTTTCTCTTATCCGCTACGCTATCAAACGCTATGCTGGTATCTCAACAGTAACGAACAGCTTGCTTGCTGATTCTGCTGAAAATATCCTTGCTTGGTTGTCTGGTTGGATAGCGAAAAAAGTTGTTGTTACTCGTAACAAAGCTATCTTGGATGTTATCGCTACACTCCCAACTAAACCAACATTGGCTAAGTGGGATGATATTATCGACCTTGAAGCTAAAGTTGACCCAGCAATCAAACAAACTTCATTCTTCTTGACTAACACTTCAGGCTTTACTGCCCTTAAGAAAGTTAAGAACGCTATGGGTGACTACCTCATGGAACGTGATGTTAAATCACCAACTGGCTACTCAATCGATGGTTTCGCAGTTAAAGAAGTTTCAGACCGCTGGCTTGCTAACGGTACTGGTGGAGCTATGCCGTTGTATTTTGGTGACTTGAAACAAGCGGTAACATTGTTTGACCGTCAACACTTGTCATTGCTCTCTACTAACATCGGTGGTGGAGCATTTGAAACGGATACGACTAAAGTACGTGTTATTGATCGCTTCGATGTTGTTAAAACGGATGAAGAAGCGTTTGTGCCAGCGTCATTCAAAGCTATCGCTGACCAAAAAGCTAATCTTACTACTGGAGCTTAATTAGGAGGTAAGTAATGAGTGTATCTAAGGAAACTATCATGCAGACCCTCAATCTGGATGAGACAGACGACACTGCACTCATTCCAGCTTACATTGAATCGGCTCAACAGTACATTATCAATGCAGTCGGTAGTGATCCAAAATTCTACGACCTTGACAGTGTAGAATCTCTATTTGACACGGCTGTAATAGCCCTCACAAGCTCATATTTCACTTATAGAGTTGCTTTGACTGACATGGTGACTTATCCGATTAACCTAACTTTGAATAGCATAATCGGGCAATTAAGGGGCTTATACGCAACGTATAGTGAAGAAAGAGGTGACTAATGCCTAAAGTTAGATATTTACCCTCAGACTTTCGCTTTAAAGCTGATTTTGGTACTTTCCAAAGCACCCCTAACAAGTTTACGGGTGTGAGTGTGCCAAAATTCGTGAAACAGTTTACGTTGCACTATAAGCCACATACTCGCACACTCAATCAAGAGTATCTGGCCCAACAAAATGGCGAAAGTGATACAAGAGTTATTGTTATTCGCCACAATGCCAAAGTGGTAGAAGGTCAAGTAGCCGTTCTAAATGGCACTCAGTATGATATTGTGCGTGTCAGTCCAAACGAAAACTTTGGGCTTAACCGCTACGACTTTCTGACTTTGAGAAAGCATAAGAAAGTTGGGTGATAGCTTATGGTAGGGCTTGACAAAGCACTAGAGGGCTGGCTTGAAACAGTAGCTAGCATTGGTGATTTAACACCAGCGGAACAAGCTAAAATTACAACCGCTGGCGCAAAGGTGTTCCAGAAAGAGTTAGAAGATGTAACTCGTGAGAAACACTACTCAAATAAAAAACATTTGAAGTATGGGCACATGGCTGACGGTTTATCTGTCCAATCCACTAATGCGGATGGCAGAAAGAACGGTGTGGCAACCGTAGGCTGGAAAAACAACTACCACGCTCAAAATGCCAGACGATTAAATGACGGCACCAAGAAATACCGTGCCGATCATTTCGTTACCAATGTCCAAAACGATAGCAGTGTTCAAAAGAAAGTGCTATTGGCAGAAAAAGAGGAATATGAAAAACTCATTCGAAGAAAAGGAGGGAAGTGAGTAAGTGTTAGCAACCGTAAAACTAAAAGAGCTAATTGACGGCAAAGAATTTGGTGCAATAAGCGAAGTATACGCAAACAACTTGCCTAAAGAGCTCGAAGAAAACACCGATAAGACAATCGTTTTGCTCACCGAAAGCAATCCATCCCTTGATTTGAGTGGGAATAATACCTTTTTCGGAAGAACAGATAGGGTAGAGGTACAGATTTTTTACAAGGCTGATATTGATTTTGATATCGAAGCCTTTGAAATGGAATTGCTAAGATTCCTAAAATCTGAACACTACTCAATTACAGATATGAGAGAACATAGCATAGACCCCGATACATTGCAGATTACGGCGGTCTTTTTTGTTGCTCTTGACAAACTAATTTAACAAAGGAGAAATTACTATATGGCAATTGTAGGTTTGAAAATGGTTCGCCTTGCTTTGGTTGACCCTAAAACCCAAAAACTACTTAAAGGCGCTGATGGACTTTCAACTGACGGTGTGATTGAAGTTGATTCAAGCATGCTCGGTACTCGTACCGCTAACATCTCAAACCTTGAAGGTCAAGCGACTAAAATCCCTGGGAACAACTCAGTGCAAGACGTTATGATCGCGCCCGGTTCACCAACAGTAGCGTTTGACTTCAATAACCTTGACTTTGAAATTAAGCAAAAAATGCTTGGTTTTAAAGCAGACGGCAAGGGTGGTTATGTGATGGACGGTGAAAAACCACACACAGCGGTATTGATTGAATCTGAAACACTCGACCGCAAACACTCAGTGTTCTTTGGTTTTGCTAACGGTATCATGCAAGAATCAACTCAAAACGTTGCAACAGATACCGACACTGCCCAAACTCGTCAAGATGATAACATGACATTCAACGCCTTGTCAGCGACTGCGTTCGGCGGTGAGCCTTACAAAAAATACTACACTGGTGCATCTAACTACGATAAAGCTAACATGTTCAAAGAAGTATTCGGTGGCTATGCCCTTCCTGCCGCTTCAAACAGCATTTAATAATTCGCAAGAGGTCGGGCTCATGGCCTGATCTCTATTTTTGTGTTAAAGGAGTAAAGATAAATGGAAATCAGAACTATTCAAATCCCAGAAATCAGTAAGAAAGCCTTCAAGGTTACTACAAGCAACCGTAATGTCTTGCGTATGCACGAGTACCAACTTGCCGTGCTTAAAATCAGCGACACCGTTGAAGAAGGCGACATGCAAGAGCAAGCACAAGCTAATTTTACAACCCTTAAAGAAATGCTTGGTTTTATTCGTGCCGTGCTAAACTTGGATGATGAAGCCTATGACAAATTGCTTGATTTGGACAACGAGCGTACACAAGAGATTGCTGAAAAGCTAGTGGGCTATATGTACGGTTTGACAGACGAACAACTTGAAAATGCCGCTGGTGAAACTGACCCAAAAGAGTAAAATCTAAAGGCGAACAGATTTTTGATTTAGAAAATCGCATTGAAGATTTAAAAATTATTGCTAAAAAATCAATCCAAGGTTTTGGGTGGACACTAGATCAGTATTACGACACTGACTATTACGAGCTAATGAAAATCTTAAATGCCAAAGAGGAAGAAGATAGAATGGTTGACCCAACATCTTTGCTCTAAATATTTAAGGAAAGGAGGAAAAATAATACATGGCAAAAGTACAAGCTACCATGTCCACGGAAATTGCCTTAGATACGCTACAAGCGGCTAACTCGATTAAGCGGTTAACTCAGTTAGTCAATAGCTCTACAAACGCATGGAAGGCACAAGAAAGCCAAATGCGTAGTGCTGGTGATTACTTGGGAGCAGCACAAGCTAAGTACGATGGTTTGGGTAATGCTATCCAAAACCAACAACATAAGATTGAGAAACTGAAACAAGAACAGTCTCAACTTAAGGGAAGTACCGCCGAAACTGCCGAACAGTACCTTAAGTACCAACAACAAATCGACCAAGCGACTACACGTTTGGCGTCGTTGGAAAGTCAGCAAAGGCAAGCTAAAAACAGTCTGGACTATCACAGGTCTGGGCTTGCCGAATTGCAAAGAGAGTACAAACTTCAAAACGAAACTTCTGATACTTACATCAAGCGCTTGAAAGCTGAAGGTAAGGAAGATGAAGCTAGACAAGAACAGCTCAAGCAATACAAGGGTTCGATTACTAACTTAAACAAGCAGTACGAGACTCAAAAAGAAATGCTTGAGCGTGTGGCAAAACAATCCGGAAGAACGAGCGATGAATATCGCAAGCAAAAGCAACGTTTGGATGAAACGGCGACAAGTCTAGCACACACTCGCAATGCTGCTGATAAGTTGAATGACGAGATTGAGCAAAGCCAGCGTTCTAGCTCACTCATTGGACGCTTGAAAGATAGTTTTAAACGTTTAGGTAGTGAAGTCAGTGAGACTGAAACAAAAACCTCACGTTTGAAGGGTATCTTCGGGGCTACGTTCGCGGCTAACTTGATTAGCAACGGTTTCCAAAACGCATTGGGAGCTATCAAAGGTAAGTTTGACGAAATCGCACATTCTAGTGCTGAATATGTTAAATACCAACAAACCATGAATGCCACTTGGTTAACCTTAACGGGGAATGCTGAAGAAGGCAAGAAAATGGTCGATATGACCAACCAAATGGCACAGGCAGCGGCTAACTCAACCGAAATGGTTGACGGTATGAACCAGAAATTCTATGCCGTTACCCACAATACCGAGTTGACTAAACAACAAACACAAGCCATTCTTACCTTGCAGGATGCGTTCGGTCAGACCGATGCAGCCGTGGAAAACTTTGCTACTCAATGGGCTCAAATGATTGCCAATGGTAAGGTTCAAGGGCAAGATATGATGTCAATTATCAATGTCTTCCCGGAAATGAAAAACCAGCTTAAAGAAGTAGCTGCGCAAGAATTGGGCATTACAGACATGACCCAAGAGAAATATGCCGAATTGCAGAAAGATGGCAAAATCACTGCTGAAATGGCACAAAAAGCCTTGTTTGAGTTGCAAGACAAATACAAGGATGCGACAGCTAACTTCTCAACTACTATCGGTGGTCTTGAAAGAACTATCCAGTCTCGTATGCCGGCAGTAGTTGCAGCATTTCGTGACCCAATTGATAAAATGAAAAACCCATTCTTGCAACAGATTGGGAATTGGGTTGCTGATCCTAACACTGAAACTAAATTTAAAGATTTAGGGGAGCACGTTTCCAAAGGCCTAGGCACTATCATGGATGCCTTCTCTAAAGTCTTTAATCTCGGTGATGGTACAGATAAACTTAATGGCTTAATGGACGGTCTCAATAAGTTTGTCGATAATCTGAGCAAGAGCATCGCTAACAACGCTCCTAAGATTGTAGCTTTCTTCAGGGAAACTAAAGACAGTTTAGGTGCGGTTTTCAGCATTGGTAAAGACTTTGCTGGCGGTGTATGGGAAGTTGCCATTGACATGATTAAAGGTGTCGCTGGGGCTTTCAACCTCATGACTGGTAACAGTAAAAAGGCTAAAGGGCCAGTTACATCACTATCTAAGGCTTTAGGTGGTATTGCAAAACACAAGACGGCTATTAAGACAGTCGGTTCTTTGTTTGCCGCTTATTTTGTAAGTTCCAAGGTCGCTCTTGGAATAACGGCAGTAGTCAAAGGTATTCATGCGTGGAGAACTGCTACCGTCGGGATGACCGCAGCACAAAAATTATTGAACCTAGCTTTGGCATCCAACCCTATCGGTTTGATTGTGACTGCCGTAACACTAGCTATCACTTCGTTAGTGTTACTCTACAAACACAACAAGAAGTTCAAAGAGTTTGTAGATAATATGTTTAAGGCTGCCAAGAAAGCCTTTGAAAAAATCTTCAAAGTTACAAAAGAAATCTTTGGTAAGATCATTGATTTCTTTAAAAAGGACTGGAAACAGGTCCTTTTGTTTATTGCCAATCCGATTGCTGGGGCTTTCGCTTTAATCTACAAGCATAATAAGAAATTCAAGAAGTTCGTTGATGGTATTGTCAAAAGTATCAAAGACGGTTTTTCTAATGCTGGTAAGTGGCTCGGTAAGACATGGGATGGCATGAAGAAAACTTGGACGGGTGCGATGGATTCAATGACCAAGAGCACCAAGAAAGGCTTTGAAAAAACCAAGACTTACTTCACTGGCGGTGAGAAAGGTATTAAAGCCTTTACAAACACTGCTAAGAAGTTGCTTGTCCTTTCGAATCCAGTAGTCGCTGGTTTTGAATTGATGTATAAGCACAACAAACCATTCAAAAAGTTTGTCGATAGCACCGTGGACCGTGTCAAGGATATGGCTAAAGGCGTTGAAAAACACATGAGTAGCCTCAAAAAAGATTGGGGCGAAAAGTGGGACAATGTCAAGAAGTTCGCATCTAAAACATGGGAGAATATCAAGGGTAACGCCAGTGAAGCGATGATTGCTCTTGGTAAGGATATTGACAAGAACCACAAGGGTATCAATAAAAATTGGTTCGACGGTTGGGAGAACTCTAAGAAATTCTTATCTAAAAAATGGGATGAAATTGGAGCGTTAACACAAGAGAAATTCGGTGTTAACATTACCAAACTAATCACGGATGCTTTGACCAACATTGGTAATTTCTTCAAGAATACTTGGGACAATGTTAAAAAAGGTTTTGGCGAAATGTGGGATGGCATGAGAAAACTTGCCGGTGACGGTATTAATGCTGTCATTGCCTTGCCTAATGCTGGTATTGATGGTATTAACAAACTGATTTCTGATTTCGGTGGTAGCAAAGAGGCTATCTCTAAAATTCCGAAAGTTAAGTTTGCTGGCGGTACTGGTATGTTTAGCTCATACCGTAACCCAATTACCAAGCCTACGTTAGCCACTCTTAATGATGGCTACGATAGCCCAGAGACCAACAATCAAGAAATGGTCATTCTGCCTAATGGTAAGTCATTCTTGCCACAAGGTCGCAATGTTGAATACCTCTTGCCAGCCGGTTCGGAAGTCATCAACGCTAGTGAATTGGCTATGCTCATGGGTGTTGAACGTGGAGCGTTTGCGAAAGGTACTGGGTTCTGGTCTAAAATCTGGGATACGGCTACTAACGTGGCTGGCTCAGTCTGGGACACCATGAAAAACGGTGTTGACAAGTTCATGAAGATGATTGAGTTTGTCACCGATGTCGTTAAAGACCCAGTTGGATCATTGGCTAAGAAATTCAGTCCTAATGCTGATAAGTTAGCTGGTGTGTTTAACCCCCTCGGTAATGCGTTGTACAAGAAACCAGTTGAAGAAGCCAAGAACTGGTGGAAAGAGCTTTGGTCTATGGCCAGTGCCGCAATGGATGAAGGTACTGTGGCTATGGGTGCTAAAGGTGATGACTACCGCTTCAAAGACAAGGCTAAAGATGCTGGTGCTGACCCGTGGGGTTACTTCTATCGTGAGTGTGTATCATTCGTTGCCAGCCGTTTGGCTAACCTTGGTGTTAAACCTAGCTTGTTTAGTCACCTTGGAAATGGTAACCAATGGATATCTGCTAGCGTGCCACACTTAAGCAGACCAAAACCGGGTACGGTTGCCGTCTACACTGGTGGACCAGTATCAAGCAACCACGTTGACTTTGTAACGGCAGTGCATGGGAACACTTACGACGGTGAAGAATACAACTACGGTGGGAACGGTCAGTATCATCAATATGCAGGCCGTCATATCTCTAACGCTGCTACTTTCCTTGACTTTGGGGTGCGTGATAGTGGCGGTGGTGGTGAAGACAATAGTAAGCCGCTTAAAGACCGTAACAGTCCACTTCAAACCCTGATTAAACGCCAAGTCGGTGGCATGTTCGATTGGATTAAGAAAACCCTTGGTCCGTTGCTCAGCCCTCCGGGTGGTGGTGAAGATGGGCCTCAAGGTACCGGAGTAGCTAGATGGCGTGAGTCCGTAGTTAGAGCGTTGAAGGCTAATGGTATTGAACCAAATGACTTCCGTGTTTCTAAAATTTTGGCGACTATCCAGCGTGAATCTGGTGGTGACCCTAACGTACAAAACAACTGGGATATCAATGCCATCAACGGTACACCATCTATTGGTTTGATGCAGACCACTGGCCCAACATTTAACGATTACAAACACCCAGGGCACAACAACATCCGTAACGGTTATGATAACTTGCTTGCTGCAATCAACTATATCAAGCATCGTTATGGTACATCGGATGCAGCCTTTAACCGTGTCGCAGCCTATGGCTATGCTAACGGTGGTCTAGTCCA